GTGCTCCCCTCAACGCCCGGGTGCTCGGACATCCTGGCGATCGACCACATCCGCAAGGCGGCGCGTGAGTTCTGCGCGCGCACGCTGTGCTGGCAGTACCAGGCCAACGCGATCACCGCGCAGGCCGAGGTCGCCACCTACACGCTGCAGATGGGTGACGGCCAGGAGCTCGTCAAGCTGCTGGCCTGCGAGGTCAACGGAACCGAGTACCACGTGCCGAACGGCGCGGCTGGCCGGCGCCTGGCGCGCCAGGGCGTGAGCAACCTCTGCACGATGGCATCTGGCGGTCAGGACTTCACGCTGTCGCCGACGCCGAGCGCAGGGGTCTCGATCGTCACCGACATCGCGGTCAAGCCGTCGATGACCTCGGCGACCTGGCTGGACGACTTCGCAGCGCACACGGAGGCCGTCGCTGCCGGCGCCATCGCCTCGCTGTGCGCGCTGCCGAAGAAGCCGTGGACGGATCACGGCTTGGCGGCTCTGCAGCGAGAGATGTTCGAGAACCGCATCGGCACCGAGCAGTACCGGGTGTTCAAGGGCATGGGTCGGTCGCATTCGACCGCTTCCGTGGAGTGGTGCTGATGAGCGATGTGATCGTCAAGCGCCCGACGGACATCAGGACCGAGCGGTTCGATTTCCGCACCTTTGTCGCCCAGGTCGTGGCCGAAGGTGTGCCGATCGAGGACGTGAGCTACACGCTGCGCGCGACCGCTGGCATCACGATTTCGGCATCAGTTTTCAACGTCGACGGGCAACTCGACGTGACGATCAGCGGCGGCGCCGTCGGCGTCGTCTACGACTACGGCATTGAAGCCAAGACGCCCGAGGGCGACTCGGCTGTCGACATGCGCAAGGTGCGCGTTCGCGACCCGAGCCTGTTCCCGTTGCTGCCCACCACGGGCGAGATCGTCATCGGCGACTTCCGCATCGTCACCGACACCGGAGAGGTCTGGGTGACCGACACCGGCGAAGAAATCCACTGGGGTTAAAGCATGGCCAAGAAGATCGGCGAATTTCCTGCGGCCCTTGCGGCTGCCGACACCGACAAGATCCCCATCGAGAACGCTGCCGGCGTCACGCAGCGCCTCACACGCGCGCAGCTGCTCACGGGCATCACGGTCGCCGATGCAGACGCCACGACCAAGGGCAAGGTGCAGCTGGCCGGCGCCCTGGGTGGCACTGCGGCCGCGCCGACGGCGCTGGGCCATGCGGATGCGGCTTCGCTCGCTGCCGCGCTCGCGGTCAAGGCGCCGCTCGATGGCCCAGTGTTCACTGGGAACCCCCAGGCGCCGACGCAGGCTGGCGGCAACAGCAGCACGTCCATCGCCACCACGGCGTTCGTGCAGGCCGCCATCGCCGCCCTGGTCGGCTCAGCGCCGGCGGCGCTGAACGCGCTCGACGAGCTCGCCGCCGCGCTTGGCAACGATTCCAACTTCGCGACGACCGTCACGACCCTGATCGGCACCAAGCAGGCGGCCATCCAGTTCTATGACGATGGCGCGGCACTCGGCTCTGCTGGCACAGCAACTGAGTTCGACATCACCGGGCCCGGCATCACCGCCTCGCGGGTCGGCAACAAGGTCACCGCTTTCGTCCCGAGCGGCGGCGGCGCCACGATTGTGGTGCAGGAGGACGATGTCACCGTCGTTCCAGCTGCGGCCACGATCAACCTCACCAATGGCTTCGACGTCAGCGAGTCGCCTTCGGGCGAGGCGTTGGTGGCGCTGGACCTGGGCGAGTACACGGGCACCGACCTGCCGGTGGCCAGCGGCGGCACGGGGGCCAGCACTGCCTCGGGCGCGCGCACGAACCTTGGCCTGGTGATCGGCACCGACGTCGCGCCTGTGGCCAATGCGGTCTTCACCGGCACCACGACGCTGGGCCAGGACCCGGCGCTGGCGATGCAGGCAGCGACGAAACAGTACGTCGACAGCATCGCCCTGAATTTGGGCAAGCGCCAGCGCGTGCGGGTCGGCACCACGGCGAACGTCACCATCGCGACCGCCCTGAACAACGGGGATGTGATCGACGGCGTCACCCTCTCCACCGGTGACCTGGTCCTGGTCAAGAACCAGGCCGCGCCGGCCGAAAACGGCGTGTACGTGGTGGGCGTCACCCCCGCGCGGTCGACCGAGTTCGACACGTTCGACGAGCACCCCGGCTCGATGCTGGTCATCGCCGAGGGCACCACCAACGCGGACACCGTCTGGCTGTGCACCTCGAACCAGGGCGGAACGCTGGGCACCACCGATCTGGTGTTCGCGCAGTCCGGTTCCAACGGCGCGCTGCTCGCGGCCAACAACCTGAGCGACCTCGCCAACGCGGCCACGGCGCGCACGAACCTGGGTGTGGCGATCGGCACGAACGTGCAGGCCTTCACCGCCAGCGTGTCGCAGGCCGAGGCTGAGGCTGGCACGGAGACGGCGCTGCGCATGTGGAGCCCGGAGCGCGTGGCCCAGGCCATCGCCGCGCTGGGTGGCTCGGGCGCGACGGTCACGGCCAAGGAGGGCGGCGCCACCATCGGCAGCGTCACCGCCTTCGATTTCGGCGCCGGCTTCGACCTGACGGAATCGCCCGCCGGTCAGGCCAACATCACGCTGGACCTGACCGAGTACAACGCCGGCGCACTGCCGATCGCCGGCGGCGGCACGGGTGCGACGACGGCCTCGGCCGCGCGCACCGCGCTGGGCGCTGCGGCGTCTGCCAACGCCGTGTTCACGGGCACGGTCACCCTCGGCCAGGATCCGGCCACCGGCCTGGAAGCGGCGACCAAGCAGTACGTCGACAGCCTGGCGATCAACGTGGGCAAGCGGACGCGCGTGCGCGTGGCCACCACGGCCAACATCGCCACCCTGGCCACCGGCCTGAACAACGACGACACCATCGACGGCGTGGCGCTGGTCAACGGCGACCTGGTGCTGGTGAAGAACCAGACCACGGCCAGCCAGAACGGCGTGTATGTCGTGGGTGCCTCGCCGGCCCGGGCCAGCGAGTTCGACACCTGGGACGAACACCCGGGCAGCCTGATCGCAGTGGCCGAGGGCACCACCAACGGCGACACGCTGTGGCTGTGCACGAGCAACACCGGCGGCACGCTTGGCACCACCTCGCTGGCCTTCAGCAAGATGGTCATCGCTGGCGAGCTCCTGGCGGCGAACAACCTGAGCGACGTGGCCAGCACGGTCACCGCGTTCAACACCATCAGCCCGAGCACGACCAAGGGCGACCTGATCGTCCACGACGGCACGAACGACGTTCGCTTGCCCGTCGGGCAGACCAACTACGTGCTCACGGCCGACAGCGCCCAGGGCACCGGCATCAAGTGGGCGCCGGCGCCGAGCGCGGCCAACCCGGTCGTGCGCTCGGTCACCGGCACCACCGACACCCTGGTGGTCAGCGACGCTGGCAACTTCATCGACTACACCAACGCTGGCGCCATCTCGGTTTCGCTGACGACCGCGTTCAATGGCCTGTCGACGACGCTCACCTGGCCGACCGGTGCGGGCACGATCACCATCACCCAGACCGGAACGACCATCGACGGCTCGAGCGCCGCGGTGGTCTTGTCGTCGCAGGCCGGCGCCTTCACCCTGATCCCGATCGGCACCAACGCCTTCCGCGGCGTCGGCTCGGTCGGCGATCTGGTGGCCAGCGACATCTCGGACAGCACCACGGTGGGCCGCGCGGTGCTCATGGCGGCCAGCGCGGCCGCGGCGCGCTCGGCGATCGGCGCTGCGCCGCTGGATGCGCCGGTCTTCACGACGTCGGTCACGCTGCCGAGCGACCCGTCCTCGGCCCTGCATGCGGTCACCAAGCAGTATGTGGACGGCATCGCCGCGAACCTCGGCAAGCGTGCCCGCGTGCGCGCTGCGACGACGGCCAACATCACGATCGCCACCGCGCTGAACAACGGCGACACGCTGGACGGCGTCACCCTGGCGACCGGCGATCAGGTCTTGGTGAAGAACCAGACGACCACGGGCGAAAACGGGGTGTATGTCGTCGGAACGTCGCCCGCGCGGGCCGCCGAGTTCGACTCCTGGGATGAACATCCCGGAACCCTGATTGCCGTCGCCGAGGGCACCGCGAACAACGACACAGTGTGGCTGTGCACGGCGAACTTCGGCGGCACGCTCGGCACGACGGCCATTACGTACTCGCAGATCACCACTGGCGGTGGCACCGTCACGGCCACGGGTGGCCCGCTGACGAACGATGCCATCCTTGCGGGTGCCGGCGGCACGGATACCAAGGTGGCGTCGTCGATCACGAGCAGCGCGGCGGGCCAGCTTTCGCTGGGAACGGCTGGCAGCGTCTCGGGGAAGATCAATTTCCGCAACGACACCAGCGGCTCGCTCACCCTGCAGCCGCAACTCACGGGCGCGCTGGGCACTGCGGTCCTGACCCTGCCGACGGCCACCGACGTGCTGGTGGGCCGGGTCACTACCGACACGCTGCAGAACAAGACGCTGACTGCGCCGGTCATCAACGGCGGCACGGCCGATGCGCTGACCGCGCTGACGATTCGCTCGAGCGGCTCGGGCGCGTTCGACCTCGGTTTCGTCAACACCGAGAACCTGACCGCGGACCGCAACCTGACCATCACGCTGAACGATGCGGCGCGCACGGTCAACCTCGGCGGAAACATCACCACCGCCGGCGCCTTGGTCACGGCTGGCGCCAACTCCTTGACGCTGACCACCACGGGCAGCACCAACGTCACGTTGCCGACATCTGGCACGCTGGCCAAGGCCGCGCAGGCTGCGGGCCTGACGATGTTCTGCCCGAGCACGACCGCGGCGAACGGCACCTACGTGCTGATCGGAAAGGCGCGCTACGCCTTCACGATCAACGAGGTGACCGGCAAGACGAGCTCGGGCACGTGCACGGTGCAGGTGACGATCGACGGCACCAACGTCACGGGCGGCTCGGTCAGCGTCACGTCCACCGAGGCCTCGTCGACGGCGACGGCGGCCAACGCGGTGGCGGTCGGGCAGACCGTGGCCATTGTGGTTTCGAGCAACTCGGCTGCCACCGACCTGTGGGTGGACATCGGCGCCACGCGCACGCTGGACTGAGCCCGAGATGGCCAGCAGGACGCACCGCGCAGCTGTTGCCGGCCTGAACGGCACGAAGCGGATTTGGGCAAGCGCCCCGACCGTCGTGTCCGCGCCGTCGATCAACGGCAGCGGCACGGTGGGCGTCGCCCTGTCGTACACGCCAGGGACGTACACCGGCAACCCGACGCCGACCGTCACGCGGCAGTGGCTGCTCGACGGCGGCGCGATCAGCGGCGCGACAGGGGCCACCTACACCCCGGTGAGCGGGGACATCGGCACGAACCGGATTTCGGTGCGCGAGACGGCGACCAACGCGGCCGGCAGCGTGAACAGCACGAGCGCGACGGTGAGCGTGGCAGCCGCCGGCGGATCGACACTCACGTCCCTCACGCTCTCGACGGCAGCGGTCAGCGGTACCTATCCGTTCCCTCCGCAGGGCATGACCTTCGCCGACGGGGAGACGATGACCGTCGCGTCCGACCTGACGAACTACCAGGTCGACGTGGTGAGCTACTGGCCCAGCGGGTATGTGCGCCACGCCTTCATCACCGGGCGCGCGTCGTTTTCGCCCTCGGCGGCGATCACCATCACCAACGGGACGCCTCCCAGCGGATCAGAGGTCACGCGCTCGACGATCGCGGGCTCGGCAGTCACGGGCGCCTACACGATCGACGCCGGCGCGCACGGCTCGGTGACGTTCAACATCCAGACCGGCACCGTGGAGACCCAGTGGTTCACGGGCCACGAGATGAGCGAGTTTCAGTACGTGGCGCCCATCGGGTCGTCCGGCATGCTCGCCTGGCTCTACACGCAGGTCTACCAGAACGGGCAGGTCCGGGCGAAGGCGATCATTGAAAACCCGATGCTCGACAACGGGTCCGGCGCCGCGTCGACGAACACGAGCCGCACCTTTACGCCGACCTTCACGTTCAACGGCGCCGTGGTGTGGAACAACAGCGGCGCCTCGCTGACCCTCGCCAAGGGCGCGAGCATCCAGGGCGAGAACAGCTACGACGGCTGGTACTGGGTCAACGGCACGGATCCGCAGATCCAGCCGCAGGTGCCGGTCATGAGCCACTGGCGCGCGTCGCGCATGGTGACGAACCAGGGCTACACGGGCGCGGATGCGACGACGCTGAACGCGCTCATCCAGACCTACGCGGCCACGGAGCGTGGCGCTCTCGCCGAGAACATGGGGGCTACTGGCGAGCAGCCGCAGATCGGCTTGCTCACTTCCGCAGATGCCTTCTGGGTGGCCACGGGCGACGCGCGAGCCTATCGCGCCTGCTTGGCCATGGCGTCGTCGCTTCGTTCCTATGCCATCTGCGTGCGCGCGACCAGCACCAAGGACATCCCGAAGCCGTCGAACTTCGGCAACTGGGACCAGGGCGGGCCGAACGGCGGGGGCAACCCGGGCACGTCCGCGGGCTCGCTGATATGGGAGGCCAACCACCATGGCAGCGGCGGCTATCTCGCGTACCTGCTGACGGGCGACCGCTGGCACTACGACACGATGGGCCTGCAGGCCGCGCTGTGCTACCTCTCGGCCGGCAACTCCAAGGGCAACAGCACCTCGCGCCTGCTTCAGACGCACCAGACGCGCGGCCATGCGTGGGAGATGCGCACGGTCGGCCAGTACGTGGCCGCGGCGCGTGACGCGCACCTGCAGGCGGGAGGCGTGGCGGCCGAGTACAGAACGCTCCTGTCGACCAACTACGACAGCCTGAACACGATCCGTCAGTCTGGCGCGACCCACGTCTGGAGCGGCGCGCTCTACATCTACGACTTCGGCGGGCCGGGCGGCAACTCCACCGGATGGGACTATCCGGCCACCGCGGGCCAGCCGCACCTCGGCTCGATCCCACCGTGGCAGCTCGACTTCTGCACGCTGGTGCACGGGATGCTGTCCGACATAAAGCCGCTCACGTCGATGACGGCGCAGAACGCGGTTCGAGACCACCACTACAAGTGGATCGTTGGGCGGATGGGCATCAGCGGCGCGTACCAGGACTGGGACGGCATGCGCGCCGCGAACTACGGCCTGCGGTTCGCGACGGATGGCACCGGAGCGACGTGCTACCAGTCGTGGGGGGAGGTGTTCGCAGTCAGCTACGGCGCTGGCAACACGTTGGCATCGACCACGCGGCAGGGCAGCGGCGGAAGCGATCCGGTGAACATGACCGGGGACAGCTACTGGGCCATCGCCAACGCAGCGCTGTGCTATGCCGTGGATCACGGCGCCACGGGGGCGGCAGACGCATACCTGCGGCTGACGGCATCCGATAGTTGGTCGGCCAACGCATCGAGCAGCTGGAACAACTACCCGAAGTGGGCCTTTGTTCCGCGCGTGACGCCGACCGCCACTGCGCTTCCGTTCACGCCGCCGAGCACGACGAACACATCGTTGAGGGTAATCAACACAGTGAGCGCCACCGCATCGTCGGTGCGCGCCTCGACGCACTCCGCTTCCGAGCAGGAGCAGGCGCTGTTCAACAGTTACTCCGGCACCGCCTACGTCAAGAACTTTAGCTATCCGCTTGGCGCGCGGGTGAAGTGGCTTCCAGGAGGGCACAACAACGCCGGTGTCTACGACGCGATCGTCAACAACCTGACGACCAAGTCGTGGCAGCGCGTTCCCAACATCAACGGGTCTGGCGGAACAAATTACCAAGACGCCTCATACCAGGGATCGGGGTTCCCCGCTGCAAACACGACTGGCGGCCCGTACTACGCGATCACTGCTGCGAACAATGCATCTGGTGAACTCGCGGCGCCAGCGCACCAGTACGGTCAATTGCAGGCGCTCGAGCGCGGAGCGAAGGGCGCTGTCATCACGGTTGGCCGAGCCGGCGCGACGGCCGATTCGAACGAAAGCCCGACCGCGCACTACGTGGACCTTGCAACAGGCCTATCAAAGCGCGCCTTGACCGGCACGTTCGCCGGCGTCGGTTTCGTCGGATGCGCGGCCTACGACCCGACAGCGCAGCGCTATTACGTCACAGCGTTCAACAACGGGCAGACGCAACTCGCCTATCTCCAGGTGAGCCCGACGAGCTACGCCTGGAGCACGACTTCCAGCTTCTCGTCACCGTCTCAGCAGGGTGGTGATTACTGGTCGAGTGTCATCTACGACTCGGCACGGCTGCTGTTGATCCTTCATGGAAGCCACCTCATGGCGTGGCAACTCAACAACTTCGCCGCAGGGCAGACGCAACTCAACCTGTCAGGCACGTTGCCGTCGCAGAACGGCATCAACTGGGTGTGGCACCCGGTCAACAAGGCGTTCTATGCACGGATCAACCAGAGCGGAAACGTGCTGCATAGGCTCACACCGCCCGCCTCCAGCCCACTGACGAATCAGTGGGTTGCAGACACCGTGACCATCGGAGGAGACGGGCTGCCGGCATGGAACTACGACGGCGGAAGCAACAACCAGAACTACCGGCCGCTCGACTGGGTTCCGCATATCAACTGCCTGGTGCACGAGGCAGGTCCGAACGACACCTACTACATCAAGGTCTGAACCATGGAATACGTCAGCGGCAACATCTTCTTTCGCGAGATGATTTTTGAGAAGGAAGGCGACTCGGTCATCGGCCACGAGCACACCTTCGACCACACGACCTACATCCCGCACGGTGCCCTGCGCGTGGAACTACTGGACGCTGAAGGCAAGGCCGTGAAGGCGGTCGTGAAGCGCGCCAGCGAGCGTCATAACTGGGTGCTCATCAAGGCCGGCGTGCGGCACCGCATCACCGCCGTGGAAGACGGCAGCATCGGGCACTGCGTCTATGCCCACCGCGTGCCGCAGGCGCTGGTGGACCACAAGGGCAAGGAGCCCGAGTACGACGCGCTGCTCGACAAGCTCATGGCCATGGCCGATGAACGCTTCGACCAGATCGTGCAGGTGTACGACGGCTGGGAAAAGGCATACGCCTAAGAAGGACGGACACCCATGTGTGAACTGTTGGTGCGCGTCATCGACAAGGTGAATGCGGACGACCCCTACTTGGACGCGCAATGCACGAAGCGCGGGGATGTCATCGTCGCAGTCCCTGACGGATGGGAGTGGGGCCGCGCCGAACTTGCCGACCCGCAGTACCGAATCGTCAAGGTGCCGCTTGTGGCGCTCGCTGTCGGCGAGTCATTCCTGGGCCGAGAGTTCAACACCAACCCGGCTGCGCCAAGTCGCATGCTTCAGCGCCGCGCGTTCCGGCTCGATGTCGATGCGCTGCCGGCCGACCCCGCGACCATGACCGCCGACGACATCATCGCGTGCAAGGTGCGCAAGCCGAAGCGGGCAGACCCGAACATCCTGGGGGGCGGCGATGACTGACCGCACCATCGGCAGCGGAGGCGATTACTCGACGCTTCAGGCGTGGGAGGACGCCTCCCCGGCCAACCTCGTGACCGATGGGAACATCTGGCGCGGCCTGATGCTGTCGGGGTTCAATGCTAGCGCCAGCGGAACCATCCTGACCATTGCTGGAAGCACGGTCGATTCAACGCACTACAAGGAGTTGACCACCAACACTGGCGCGAGCTTCGCCGACCACGCCAGCGAACTGACCAACGAACTGCGCTGGAACGGCTCCAACGGAGCCAGCATCAGCGCAGGAGACAACTACGGCGCAGCAGTGATCGTCAGCGAGCAGTACGCGCGTCTGACGAAGCTACAGATTCAGGGCAACGGCGGTCGTGAGGCGCTGCTCATCAACAACGGCGGCAACTATGTCGTCTCGCAGTGCATCATCGAAGGGCAGGCCGATGCATCGCACGGGGTGTTCACCAGCACCCCAACGGCTGGCATCGTCAAGAATTCGCTAATCGTCAAGCGCTCTGCCAACGCTGGTCCCATTTGCTCGATCCAGGGCAACGTCGGGATGTACAACAACACGATCGCAAAGCCAAGCGGGCTGGCTGGGTCGTCTGTTGGCGTCGCCTATTCCTATACCTCTGGCACGACAACACTTCAGAACTGCGCCGTGTTCGGCGTGTCAGCGGTATCCAGCGGCAGCGCGACCACCAGCTACACCACCTGCCGCACCGATGCGGCCTCGCCGCCGACCGGCTTCACACAGATTGCCTACGACACGACCACCGGGTCGGGGTTCCAGAACACTGCCGACTCGACGCGGGACTTTCGCATCAAGTCCACCTCGGCGATGGTCGGCGCCGGCACCACCGACACGACCAATGCGGCCGCCGACATCGTGGGCACGTCGCGCCCGGGCGGCGGCGCTGGCTCCTACGACATCGGGGCCTGGGAATATACGGCCGTCGCCGCACCTGCTGCGCCGCCCATCATCAACATCATGGGACTGTGAGCAGGAAGGGATGTACCAATGGCCTGGCGCGGTCGAGCAGTAGCGGCAGTGGCAGCAATTCGCAGGCGCGTTGCCAACACCCTGGAGGTCACCGCAGGCCAGATGCTGCTGATGCCGTTGCCGGCTGGGCAGTTGGGAACGATCTACATCCAGCGCAACGGCGTTGACATCCCGGGCGCTGTGAGTGCGCCCAACAGCAACTACTACGAATACACGGTGTCAGCCGATGACTCAGGGACGACGCTGACGGCTCGTGTCGAGAACGCATCGCAGGACACGACGCCGCCGCGCCGGCACGCGATCGGCATCCGCATCGCCGCGCCGAACAAGGTCGTCATCACCTACAACAAGGTGCTGTCGCCGCTGGCGATCTCTTCTGCACAGTACGCGCTCGGCGGCACGATGGCTACGGCCAAGACTGTCACGGCCGCTGCGGTGGTGGGCTCTACCGTGGAGGTGACCGTCTCGAGCAACTTCGTCCCGGGCGACACGCCGACGCTGGCCTACACGCAGTCGGGCACGGACTCGCTGCGAGTGAAGGACTGGGCCGGCAACCTCGTGCCGAGCTTCTCCGCGGTGAGCGTCTTCAACGAATTCCCTGTGCCGGCCACGGCTGCAACGCTGGTGACGACGTTCACCATATTGACGAACGGCGCTGGTGGTTTCGTGTACTCGGGAAGCGGCGGCACCACGCAATGCCACCCACTGACGCAGGCGACGTTTGCCAGCTCGGCGCACCAGGCCAAGTTGGAGACGTCCGGCTGGGTGGAGATGCAAGTGACCGATACCGATGCGGCGGTGCGCTCCATCGCGCTGAAGATGAATACGTCGGCTGGGCAGACGCTAAACGAAATGGATCACTCGGTGCGCATCACCGGCGGCACGGCTCGTCCGTACCAGGACGGCACGGCGGTCGGCACGCTGTACACGTTCTCAAGTCCGTCATCGCTTTGCCGCGTGCGCATTCGCCGCGACATGCCGTCTGGTGAGGTGCACTTCGAAACGTCTGAGGACGGCGGCATCACTTGGGTGCTTCGGCACACCTGGACGCTGGTGTCCGATCCAGAGGTCTACATGCACCCGTGGTGCAACAACCCAAGCACGTCGGTGGCCGCGATCGGCTGCGCGCTTCAAGGTTTCGTCTCTCGGGGGTTCTGATGCGAATGCTTCGCACCATCTTGCTGCTGGCGTTTGCCAGCGCAGCCATCGGCTTCACGGTGACGGTGCCGACCGTGATGTTCAACGGCATTCCGCTGCGCCTGCTCAACAGCCCGCCACCGGACTATCCACCGTCGGTGGCCGCGGGCGTGTTCGAGATGTGGCCGTCGACGCAATTCGAGGTCAACGGGGATGCGCTGCCGCCACCCAACTACGGCTTCACGAGCCTGCGCAAGCGCGACAACACGAGCGGTGCGGTGCAGCCGAACAGCACACCGGACGGAGGCGCCTTTCGCATCGTGTGCGCCACCAGCCACCTGGGGTTCTTCGACCCGATCGTCTACCCGCCGAGCGGGGCGACGAGCTTCCCGAAAAAGAGCCACCTTCACAACTTCTTCGGCAACAGCGATATCGCGGCCACCACCGCCACGACCACGCAACTCGCGACGGTCGGGCGCAGCAGCTGCGTCGGCGGCATCGCGAACCGCTCCGGCTATTGGGTACCTGCGGTCATCGACACGACGACGGGATTTCCGATCATCCCATACGCCAACATCGTCTACTACAAGAACGAGTCCGACTATCGCCGCGCCAACCTGACCGCGGTAACGGTGCCGCCGGCCGACCTGCGCATCATCGCTGGCAACCCGGCGAACACGTCGACGGACTTGAACAATTTGCGGTACCGCTGGGAGTGCCCGCTCGGGGCCAACTTCTCCCCCACGATCCCGGGCGCTGGCTGTGCCAACGGGTCTGACGTGCAGCTGATCGTTTTCTTCCCTCAGTGCTGGGATGGCGTGAACCTCGATTCAGCGAACCACCAAAGCCACATGGCTTACGAGAACGCAACGACGGGTTGCCCGAGCTCGCACCCGGTGATGATCCCGCAGATCAGTTTCAACATTAGATACAAGGTGGCCGCGACGCCTGACCCCGTCACCGGCGCATCACGCCGGCCCGAGAACTGGCGCCTGCACTCGGACACCTACGCTACCGGCTTCGCCGCCGGCGGCCTGAGTGCCCATGGCGACTGGTGGAACGGCTGGAACAACGCGGTGTTGACGCAGATCGTGCAGGGCTGCCTGCATGCCTCGCTCAACTGCCACGCCCACCTTCTCGGGCTTACCCCCAATGAGACGCTGTATTGAGCTTGCGCTCGTGCTCGTCGCCGCGCTCGCGCCGTTCTTCGCGGTGCGCGCCTGGCGGTACGAGCAGCAATTGGCCGAGGTGAAGGCCGAGATTGCCGCCACGAGCGCGATGTGCACGGCACCGGCCAGCGCAGCGTCGGCGGCGCTGCCGGCTCTCCGGTTGAAATCTACCGGTTCCATCTGAGAATTTTCCGAGCCGCCTCGTTCTGGCGGGGTGCCAAGCCCGACCGGGCGGTTTCGGAAAGGTACACGGCGATGGGCGAGAAAGCGGCGATGACACCTGACGACGTGCGCAATGCCGTCGCCGAAGGCGTGCGAGACGCGCTCAACGACCCAGCGACCACGGACATGTTCTGCGCCAACGTCCTCGCCAGCATGCAGAAGCGAGCCGCGCACCAGACTGGCCGGATGCTGCTGGGTGGCCTGATCGGCATCGCCAAGCGGGCGCTGGCGTTCCTGGCGCTGGGCCTGATCCTCTACAACATCGGCGGGTGGGCCTTGATCGTGA